AGTGTCACTGCACTTCCTAGTATTTTAACTCTCATAGTAATTTCCGTTTATTTTCTATTTATTCTTCTTCAACTTTTCCTTTCTTCANTAACAATTGAAGGTCAGCAGTTGTTCCAAAAAACATATTGTTAGTCACGTTACCATTGATAGCAGCAGATTTCTTATCCGTCTTCTCAAGGTCTTTGATTTTCTTTTGTAGGTCAATCAACTTATCAGTCATATCAGCAGTTTGCTTAATGAAGTTACCAGCAACCTCGTAAGCTCTTGGATGATTACTTTCTCTTGCTAAGTCAAGTACATCATTGATTGCCTCCGATGCTTTATCAATTAAATTGTAAAGGTTAGCTCTGGTGTAATTATAATCTTTATCAGCATCTACTGAGATGTCGCTAGTTGTTTGTTTAATCATTTCAATTTTTGTTTCTATAGGAGTTACGTCAATGTCAAAAATTTCTTCCATATTGTTTTCAAATTTACTCATAATAATGTAATGCCCTCGTTAAATCCGAAGTCATCATCTGGCATCAATAATAGATCATCTGTATTGTCAATATCACCATCTGCGTCTTGACTTGTCAATGCTCTTGGTGTTACATCATATCTAACAGCACGACGATGTTCTTGAAAATCACCAATACTTTCAAATACGGTTGCCTTGCGAATAACTTCTGCTGATTGCACAGGACCATACATATATGTTTTTAATGTAAAATCAAGTGTATAAGTAATCGCTCTTCTGCGTGTCATATCATCTTCGTAATCATCTTCGTAATTAATATTGTTTAGAATGATTGGAAGATCTTTCTTCTCATCCATTTCTGGTATTAGATTAATTGATACTGTAAATGATGGTTGAAAGTATGGAAGTATTTGCTCTAAGATTTGTAATGCATCATCTTGGTTCTTTGAAAGAATACCCAGTTCAAATGCCAAATTATATGGCACTGGCATATACTGAACCTTTACGCTATCAGCGTCATCTTTCTTTAGATACTTCTGAATAGGTGAAGTTTTTCTGGATGGGTCATAAGTAATACCAGTCATCTCAAATGAGATACGTGGCATAGTAATAGATACTTTGCGCTCAGTATCTGGGTCTTGATCTAACCGAGCAAGAAATTTTGACTTAGGACCATATGCCAAAGCAACTTTTTCTTGCCGAATGACTGCACCAGTATCTGGATCTTTCTTCTCAATTTGTATATTGTTGAAGATTGTTCCAAATGCTTTCACATTTTTTTTAATAATTTCGTGATAAAATCTATTCCCTAACATTAGAATACCCCCATATTTCCAAATTCACCAAATGGATTTCCTTCTGTGAAATCAATAATGGTGTCTGATTGTGTTTCTATAACTTTGTTTTGATCATTATCATAATTATCAATATCAAAATCAATTGTGGAGAAGGTATCAACTATCCATGAAGCTGCTGTATCTTGTCCCACCAAAGCAATATTCTGCTTTAACACTCCATTTATATATGTTAAACGTAACTTACGAGTGCTTGGAGACCAGTCAGCAACTGTTGCTTTTGTGATAACTGGAATACCATCAACCATATAAGTCTGCCTTACTTCCTCTCCAACAACAAACGCACCACTGCCACCTACCTTAACTGTAACTGGGAATACATATGCTTCCTGAGTAAGTGTATCAATATCCGAATTACCAGTATCAAAGTAAGTATCAGCATTCTCAATCAATTCACATGATAGCGAAAAGATATAATTTTTTCCTAATTGATAGAATGGAGTTTCTCTTTCTACAAACTTTATTTCATATAAATTTTTTGTCATCGGCACATAAAGTAAGTCACCTTCGTTCGGTCTATTAGGAACTCTTGTATCAATNTCAGTTTCAACATAGTTAATCCAACGTCTTTTGGATACAGCATATGTGATTTCATCAGATAGTTTGAGACCAAACTTAGACATCGCTACAGCACCAGCACCACCAAATCCCTCAACATTAATTAACATCATCTCAATAGTTACGCTGTCTTCAAATTTTGAAAGAATTACATCATTCAAAACTTTATCAATCAACATAGTTTTTGGTACGTACACTACATCTTGCCCGAACAATTTAATCTGTTCGTCAACTAAATCTTGAACTAAAGTTTGCTCTGATGTTCTTCCACCATACTGTGGAAAGTATTGACTTTTTGCCATTATCCTATCATGTCAAGTATTGGTAATTCGTAATCCGAAATCATCTTACTTTCAATATCACCAATCTCTTTAATGGCGTCTTCAAATATCTGACGCCCATTGAGTGAGACACCGCCAGGTAATTGTACTCCATTAAATTTAATAAGATTTTGCCCCCACTGACGTTTAAATAAAGCCGTGGTGTAACGCTTCAGAAAGAAGTCATTCCAAATTTGCGTGTACACATCTGGATCTATTGCTCTAGAGCAATCAATTAGAAAATAAGAATCTTCTTTAACTCGTTTAACATCTATATCAACATACAATCTGTCTTGTCTTTTGTTGAAACGATATTCCACAAAAGCACCAGTATTAATAACCATATCAAGGGTTTCAAAATACTGNTTAATCATATAGTAGTTTGTCATATCAAAGTTACCATATGAAAATGTTCCGCCCGATGAAATGGCNAATAAATCCATAAGGTAATATTGATTAGATAGACCAAACAAATCGTTTCTGAGGAAGTTAGAAGACACTCCAAATACTTTTTGAATACCAAACACATTGTCTGGCATTTCTATAAAGTTTTTTCTGTTTTCCCAAGTAGAACTATCTGGTGCTGTTGTACTTGACAATTCATCTGACGTTGTAAAACGAGTAACATCGTCTGCAGTTATTTTATGTTTCAAATACATTCTTTCTGAACCGTCAAAATGACGTTCATGAAAATACTGAAGAGCCTCATCTATGCGGTCTTCTAGTTGTTGAGTATCAACGTTAATTTCTAAAACAGGAGAACCAAGCTGTCGTAAACAGTAATCTTTTAATTCTGCTCTAGTTGCTGGTTTTGATGCCGACATGTAGCAATCCTACAAAAAATCCCTACATGTATTTAGCATGTAGGGATATAAGCACCTATTTATAAAGTCATTCAACCACTTCTGTAGGTGTTGTTTCTGCTGCTGGTGCTTCTTCAGTTGGATCTAGAAGTTCTAAAGTTTCTAAACCACCTTGAAGTTTGAGGCGATATTCTTTTGCCTTTGCTAACTCTTCTTCAAGTTTAGCAAGTTGACCTTCAACATTAGTAAGTTGGGTCTTGAAATTTTCTTTAAGTGTTGCGGTGTCTGCTGCCATGGTAATCAAATCTCCTTTTTAGTTAAAACATAAATTGATAATCCATTCCACCAACTGGTGGAATCTTCTATTTGAGGCGTTATGATTTGCCTTTCAAATAGTATTCGTAGGTTATTTATACCTATAAATTTTTCTCCATTACGGATAACCCCATCAAAATTAGCATCATCTAAAACCAAAATAAAAGTATCTGGTAAATTTGGTAATAGGTTATTCAAACAATCTATTTGCTGATCGTCGTGTTCCCCATCATAGAATACTATGTTTGGTTTTTTACTGAAGTGAGAATCATTTAACTGTCTCACATCAATATTTATTATAGCAGATTTTAAGCTACCAAACAAGATGTTGTTTCTATTAAGTTCTGCCTTTGGATCTTTACATCCAATCCATTCAATGTCATCCCTAGCGGGAGAAATAGGAGCAGCAAAATTATCAACAGCATACGACACAATATTGTTGCCCATAATGGCGGCAAAGTATGTGCTACCAGTATAGCATCCAATTTCCAGATATGTGTTCTTTGTGTCGGAACATAGATGATTGAGAAAATGTCTCACTCTATCAGAAGACAATCCTTCAATGTTAAATCCTTGTGGATCAAACTTGGTGTCTCCAGTAGCAGATCTATCAATAGCATCAAGTGCTAAAGTAACCAATGGATGAACCACTCTATCCTGTTTCTTGTGGTGGGCATCTATAACTGCTTCACAGTAGTTACAATCCCAACAATCAAACTTACAGGTTTTGATCTTCTCTCTCCAGATGTCAATCGGTCTCTCTTTTAAACTTTTATCTTCAATATAATTATTGAGTTCTGGGAATAATAGTTCCTCATCATTTGCCCAACGATGAATAATATCCATACTCTCTTTGAGACGCATGACACTTTCTCTACCATGTAGTTTGAAAACATCAATGCCCAAATCAAACATCTCTTCCCAATCTTTTTTCCATGGTGGAAGATTGGAAGATTTNAATACAACAGAGCTATCTTGTTGTTCCCATTTAGAACATGATACTCTACTGATAATATTACCAAAGTATGGTGGTTCGTGATTTTCTCTTGTGTTATTATAGTGGTAATGCTCTGGCATGATAGGGCATCCACCCCAACATCCTTCATTGGCAAGCATAGAGAACTTGACTGGTTTACCAATAGAAGCACAATAATCCTTTGCTTCTTTGAGACGCCTGAGTTGGTCCTGGTCTCTCATCAAATCTCTATCAAGATTGATGTAATTAAATCCTGCCTTAGCGAGAGATACAATATCATTTGCTTTCGTGACTTCATGTAGAATAGTATTCTTGACATAAAGTTCAGGCATCTCTTTTTGAATCTGACCAGTGAGCATCCAAGAGGTATGAGGAAGCGTCACTGTNCTAACACCAGNTTCNTAGATATACCTAAAGTTGTTAATGAATAGATCTAAATTTTCTTGCGTTGGTCTGACATAAGGATTGTTAAATGTAGCAGACAAAGGAATGCCAGTTTGTTTTGAAATGTAGAGAGCATTAAATGTTGTCTGTCTTAAGTCATCTTCAAATACATCACCCATAGCATCCTGTATAAAAGGAGGCATACGACAGGTGAAGTAAAGGTCAAAGATATATTCCTTGTGCTTCTTCAGAAAAGGAATAAGAATATTATTAGCAAAATTTTCATCTATTTTTGGATTAATTGGTAAACTAAACATTTTCAAAATCTCCCATGCCAACCATACTATATCTATACTCATCCAAATACCAACTTTCTTGAATCCATGGCGAGTGAAAAAATCCACCGTTATAGAATAACATGGTGTTGTATTCCATTGGTGCTATACATGATAATTCCCAATCTTGATTTCCTTTAAAATTTTTCCATGGTTCATACTCACTTGAAGATAATGGATTGTTGAACAGATAACTATATTCTTCTTTTGATAATTCATCAACATGCCGCTTTCCTTTATGTAACCAGAAAGCAGTTCCACCAACACAATTTTCATTTAACCATAAATTCCATACCGCATGGAAAGGATCTGAATGTGGTAGATTTGAATGCTGTTTCATCAGCATATTTCCATTGTAAATATTACAAGAAATTCTTTCTGGTAACCAATTTGGTATAAATTCTCTTACATAATTTGTAATAAATTTTGCTGCCCATGGTGGAATATCTTGTCTGTATCCAGGTGAATAAGTTGAATCTCTTGTAGCTGGAAATAGTTGTAAAAGATTTTTATACTCTTCTGGATATTTTAAAAAATTACGAATGATGTTAAAAGAAATATTGTCGTAAATAACTTTTTCTAATTTAGAATCTGTATTGACTTGACATACCTTTTCAATCTCGTCTATCTCAATTAGTTTCATCACGCTCAATCCTAAAACTATATGATTTGTTATTTAAATATCTAGGCATCACATTAAATGATATTGAAATTCTGTTGTCTTGATTATTTTGAGTATAACCATGAGACATGTTAGATTGCCACAAAAGCAAATCTCCCTCATCATGATCAATTATAGCTCCAGATGTATTGTATTTTGTTGACTCATATAATGGAATTTCAAAATACTGAAGGCAAGAATTTTCTGGATTAAAATCTTTATTTTTAAAACTCAATGGAGAATGTAAACCTTTTATGAAATTAACATAGTATGTTCCTGAAATATATGAATTTGAATGGGTGTGATAAAACTGTTCTCCACCTGAGTTACAATTGTTCATCCAGCAGTCAGTGATAATCACACCACCTTTCAAATAATACCCTAAAGTATTTTCAATGTAATCTATTGATTTTTCTTCCAACCATTTTTCAAACCATTTAAATTTTTCTAGTGATAATAAATTTTGATTTGATGTATTATAATAATGAGTAAGATTAGAATTCTCGGCATTTCTTTTGGTGTACTGTTCTTCAATACTAGAAAGCAACTCAGTGCATTGATTTTTTAAATTGATGTGTTTTGAATTTTCTAATTTGTATCTTCCAATTACTCGTGGAAATATTTCAATGGTGCTCATATTTCAAGATAATTTAATGAATTTGGATAACCTAATGTTCCTTGTGGAAAAATATTAAAACTGATACTATACCTTTTATCAATTAAATTTTCGTTCCTTATGGTATCATGTTCAAGCCACGAAGGAAATATTAAACACATTCCTTTTCTTGGTTTGATGAAAATTTCACCAGAGTTATACATGTTCTTTTGGCGAATCTGTGGCATATAAAAAAACTTTATTCTATTAGGTTCTATAAATTTAATATGGTTTGACAAAGAACCCTTTTCTGTTTGTGGTGGATCATCTGGATACCAAACTCCAGAAAACATAGAATTGCTGTGGGAATGACTGTGGATGTATCCACCTGTTCCTAAAACATTACCCCACATTGAAGATATTTTTGGAGTGATATTTACATATTCGTAAATATCAAAAACTTTTTTAGAGATGTTAATAATTTCTGATGTTAGTTCTTTGTAGATATCTTGCTTGTGTAAATCAGATTCACTGTAATAAGATATTCTATCTCTTACCGTTACATTTTTTTCATCATCTGATAAATTTTTAGGAGATAAGACAGATCCATCTGAAATTAAAATCTCACTAGATTCATCAAGTAAAGAATATTTTTTATACAAATCTTCTTTGATCTCGTCAATATTTGAAACTATTATTGTGCTTTCAAATAATGGAGTTCCAAAAGTGTTGTGAACGTTATTCAGTTCTACCTTTTTTTCGTTGGCAGAATAATTCCAAAAGTTTTCCATGATATCATGATCCAGATAATTTTTTCTGTTCTATAATTTCCTTGAGTGAATTTATTAGTTTAAATTCCATGTTATCTTCAATGCCATCAAAAGTTGGAAGGCGAAGATCTGTTGTATTACTAAGAAGTTCTTGAGTATGAGTTTTAATAGTTCCTTCAATTTTGGCAAGTTGTCCGCCAAGAAGATTTGAATATTGAAATCCAATTGAAAGAACTTGTAGTTGTTCTTCTTCTGGAAGCATTGAAATAGAATCTAGATTACCCGTGCTGATTCTTCCAAACGAAAGAATATCCATAGCAGCTTGTTTACCCATACGAGCAATCCAGTATTTCTTTTCTTCTTCTGGATCTTGGTCAAAATATCTGTGGATATCTTCTTCGTTTCCTACATTATCTTGAACACGTTTTACAAACGCATCCATTTCTTGCTCTGCTCTTGCTACTTTTCTATTTCTAATTTCTATATCAGATTCCATATCTTCAATATCAATACGGATTAACTCTGCTTCTAATTCATCCTCACATGATTCAAGATCTCTTTGCAGTGCCTTAATTTTTATCTCGTCTCTACGACCATCTAATTTAATTTTGCGAATACCATGATGCCTGTTCTCAATTTCCAAAAGTGCTTGTCTGATCTGACGATATTTTGTAACATGAGAATTCATTACAAAATGTTCATTTTGGTAATCAGTTTGCCCAGTAGCAAACTGAATGGCATTTGCCAATATCTGATCTTTAGTTAGCATAATAATTCAAAAAATTAAAATTTAAATCCAGGCAATATGGGGGTTACTCTTTTAAAATCTACTACTCTACCTTCTTCAATTGCTTGAGTTTCTGGCATACCAATAGCAAAATAATCCTCATATAATCTATTTAGGTCTCGTATAGAAATGGCATTTTTGAATTTTCCTTTTAGTTCAGCCATTGATTTAAACAACTCAGTAACTGATTGTTTAAAAATATTTCTTGCGTTTAAAACTTTGTCAACCATTACATCAATAGAAAGTTCTTTTGCTTCGGATAAAGCTTTCAATAAAGTAATATCTGCGTTTGGATTTTCTTTGTATGCTTTTGCTTCCTCATATTGAAGTTCAAAAGTTAAAGATTCCATGTGAGAAGAAGTATCCAATAACATAAATCTTCTATCATACTCTTCTTCAATCACTGCTTTTGCTAGCAAAATCATAGCATCCATAACTGCTCTAGTTCTTTCGGCAGTCATTGGAATTTTAATTTTTTCGGCACTTACTACTTGATCACCGTAACTTGACAAAGTGGCAATAGCAATGCCTTCTGATTGAATACCAATAGATCCATCATCATAAGTTTGTTTTAATACTTTAATATCACTTCTAATATCAGCAAATGTAAGAAATCCTTGAGATCCAACCAACGGATCTATCGCATAATATTTTCCCTTGACCGAAGATTTAAAAGTTTCTTCTTGTGGTTTTGATATACAAATACAATACCAATCCAATACTGATCTTATGACTTGTATATCATAGATTATAGGAAATAATGTTGTATCTTTTGTTAAAAAGTAAAGACGTTCCATAGTTAGTTATTAGTAAGTTCCGATACCACCAGTAGCTCCAGATCCATCTGTGAGACCTGAACCATTGTAGTTTGAATATCCTGTTGTGTTGCCATAAGTAAGGGTTCCCATAGCAGTTTGCTGACCGCCAGCATAAGTCATATATGTTCTTGGTGGAATACCAGCTCCCATCGCATCGCCACCTTCTTGACCAGTTCCAGAGGAAGCACCTGGAATACCTTTACGGTAAGTTAAAGTTCCATCAGCAAAACGAATAACATCTTGGTAATATTGGAAAATCCAAGCATTATTATTTTGTGCGCCATTGTAATTAGAAATACAATAACCTTTGTTCATTGCGGTGTGGTAATTTTCTTCTCCGCCATTTTCTGGTTTATCTAAACCAGTTCTCAAATAAACAGCATCACTATCTCTTCTCTTCGTCATACCTCTACTAGTGTTGCCGCCTTCGGAACAATAGAAGAAACCAATTCTGGTTGCCAGGTGCTTGTTGTATCCATCGCAACCAGGAGCAGGAGAATAACTAGACCATGCTGTATATGCTTCTGAAGAAAATTCAAATCTGTTTTGACCTTGAGAAACCCAAGCAAAATATTCACCTTCTGCGTGAGCAACGTTAGCAATTGCGCCACCAATTTCAGAAATCATGGCTTCGGTATTTAAATCATGTCTTGATGTATTACCATTACCAGAAGTATTGTATGCTCTATTTCTGCCACCATTTGTTCTCCACTGGTTACCCATAAAGTCAATCCAAGCACCAGAATAACTACGTGCTCTAGTATCGTTCCATGATGAATTAAGACCTCTGTTTGTCTCTGTAATCATGCTCATAGAACAAGTAGTACTAGCAGCTGGCAACCAAGAGTTAGCACAGTTATAAACAAACAGATTTACTCCATTATGAGAACCACCTATATAAGCACCAGAATAATCAATAACGTCTCCAATTGAAATAGTTACATCAGAAGCGTGAGCAGTTCTATTACCATTTCTCCATGGGTTGGCGTTCTGATAACCAGCAACCGTATAACCTCTATTAATAATATAACGGAATGCCCACTGATCTGGGTTCTCTAGACGATAGTTAGCATCAAGATCGTGCGTCCAATATGCTTCATATACTGTTCCATTATAACGAGTTCTGAGAACAGAACCATCAGTTGTTGCTGTTTGAGTTGGTAGAGTTTTGAAGATTGCGCCAGATTGGTAAAGGTTACCAGAGAAGTTTACATCACCATTAACATCAAGAGTATATCCAGGTCTTGTTGTTGTGCTCCAAGATTGACCAATACCAACTCTTAAGTTTGGTCTATCTAAAGTAATTAATGGGTTAGTATCATTTCCAGCATCAACCGCTCTAAAGAACAGCATACCAACAGAACTATCATCTAAAGTGATACGGAAACCGTAGTCATTTGGTGCTTGTCTAAAATAGAGATGTCTATTACTGGTGGACGAACTATCAGATCTAATAGTAATACCAGAACCACCAAGAACATTTAGACGAGAATAGCTAGCAAAATCTCCACCAACCGAAACGTTACCACCATTATAAATTAAAAGTTTTCTACTCTCTGTTGAACCACCACTCCTTGTATAAAAACCTAAATCTGGTGATCCATTAGATTTATATTCTACACGAATACCACCCAAAGGCGTTGCTCCTGAAGCATCTTGAGTAAAGGCAATACCATCATATTGACCATCCGCAATACCACTATTTACTTGAATTGCTAAAGAGTAACTTGTTCCTGCGTTGGGTTTTACAACTACTAGTTTGTTTGAAGATGTTGTAGTTGTTCCTCCAACCATCGCAACGCCGTTGAATGGAACTAATTTTACTGGTCCACTAGCATCAACCGATATACTAGGAACACCAGAAACATCAGAAACCGCAAAGATTGTTCCAGTAGTTAGGTTATTATTGATTGAAAAAAGTTGACCAGCAGAACCCTCAAAGGATAATGTATTATCATCAAACACACGAAGTTTGATCGGTGAATTTACTTGACCGATAAAACTAAGTTCTGGTAATGATGTTGTGCCTTTATTCGGCGTTATAAGGATATCCTTATCAGAATTCGCCATTTTTTATGAGACCTTTATTGAGTATTTATATGCCATAACGAATACGTAAAGTATTAAAATTATTTAAAACTTCTGCTGTTGAAAGTGCTCGACTGTATAATGATACATGCGAGATATTTCCTGTTATAAAATGATTTTGATTAATACAACCTACTGAAAATTCTGCTGTTGCTGTTCCACCAAGACCACCAGTATTAGAGTGTATATTTACTCCATTTTTATATACAATTCTTGAACCATCTGCGTTCAAAACAAATCCAAGATTTACCCAAGTATTAACCGTCACTGGATTTCCAATGTTTCCTCCAGTATTTGCGCCTGCATAATAATAAACACCACCACCATTTTCTATTCCTATGTAAGTATAGGCATTGCCTTCTTGAGTTCCTGTTAATTGATAACCAGAAGAGTGCGTAAGAGAACTAAATTTAACCCAAATAAAATAACTTCTTGGTCCAGAAGGTTTGTAATTAGTTGAAACTCTTTGATTACTTCCGTTGAAAGTCAAAGAACCACCACTACCACTATCGTAACCAACACCATTCACAAGTGTTCCATTACTTTGACTTCCTCCTATATCAATCAAAGATGTTCCAGATCCAGGATAACTTTTTGTGTTTCCCGCATCAAATGTAAATACTAAACCAGACGATACTATATTTGGTCCTGTGGTAGTTGCCATTATATTCCAAACCTCCCTCTGTGTGTATTATAGTGTTGTAAAATTTCTGTTGATGTTAAAACTCTGTTGTAAGCAAAAACAAATCCAACTTGAGCATTTGAAGGTTCATTGCTTCCACCAACAGTCAATCCATATGGTCCAGCAGACCCACCATTATTTGAATAGATTATAGATCCATTCCTATAAAGTTCCCAAGTATCTGTTCCAATATTTCCAGTTGCTGCCCAAATAAACCAAGAAGTATCTGCGGTGTCTCCACCAGAAGATGATACCCAACCTTCAGCATAATACTTATTTACTTGGGCACTCCAATGTCCCATCAACCAGTTATTTCCACCACCAGCAAGAGAAGAAGTAATGATCCTTCCATTTGTACCGCCAGTATATCTTGATGCTGCTATTATAGTGTGATTAGTTGAACGAAAATCAAATGATGAAAGGGGAACAGTTGCTTGACCAGTGGAAGTACCGTTGAATACTAAAACACCACTATTGGAAGAACTATAAGTAACTCCATTTCCCAAAGTAGCATTTCCATTACCCCCGCCACCAATATCAAACCAAGTTGTTCCAGATCCAGGATAACTTTTTGGATTACCAGCATCAACACAAAATACTAATCCATTGGAGGAAATAAAAGGATTATAACCAATACCCATTACACTTCCTCCTCAACAGGTAACTCAACTTCAACCTCAAGTGGTTCAATATCCTTACGAGCAGCCTGAACGAAGTAGAATGCTTCGCCGCCACCAATAAGGATCTTGTTATCTTCAATCTTCTCAACCCATGACATATGATTGCCGATTGGAGTGAGTTGAACGGTAAGGGTATTTTCATCAACTAGAGCAGTCCAGTAATCTGGTAGCTCAATAACACCAGATGACTTACCACGAACATAGACTGCGTGTTCTGGTCCTTCTAGTGAACCATATACGAGGTCGTAGTTCTCTTTGGTTGGGTGAGGTATTTTGAATGACTTGCTGGTAGCAGCAAACGCACCATTGACATACAATCTGTATTGGGA